CTTATTCTGTGTACTATCTTATATTTTTTCATTAAAGAGATTCTTCTACATCAAATTCAAATTGATATAAAGCATTACCATCTTTATCTGCACCAACAACACCAAATTCTTGAATATCGTTAGTTAAATAAACTGTAAATGGAACATTATCATAAGTTATATCTGATGAAGAAACTGCTGTGGTTAAAGGTGGCTCAATAGTAAGTGAACCTGTTGAAATATCTGATTGATCTGCAACGACCATATAAACTTTATCGTGATTAGCAAATTTAATAAAATCTCCAGCTTTTAATGTGCCTGTACCACTACCACCTAATGTAATTGATGTAGCCCCAGCAGATGCTGTACCATTAGGAGTTCCACTAGCTGTACCTCTAGCATCTTCGACTTCTGGTGGAACTATTGTAAAGTTTTCTTTGCCTGATCTTTGTTTAATAATAAATGCCATAAGTTCGCCATAAACATCACTTCTTTTTGCTGTAATTACTCTAGCAGTAAATGACCATCTTTGGCCATCTATTTGTCTAGCAAGTTTTTTACCAGATACTGTTTTAGAAATAATTGTATTTTGAATTGATTTAATTCCTAAAGATTGAAATTTAGCAGTAGATATTGGAAATGCACCAGCCATTAGATTATGTTTGCACTCCCTCTTTCATTAACAGCATTATTAATTAATTGAGTTATAGTTCCTCTTGATCTAACTAATAATTCTTCAAAACCTGAAGCATCAACTGTATTGATATTAAATGTTACAGCAACTGGTTTTCCATTATCTGTTCCTCTAGCAGATTGTGTTATTTGACCAGATGAATTAGGTATAAATAATTCAGCACCATTCTCTCCAACAACGATTGGTTTGCCTTTAGATACTGCACCACCATTAGCAAATTTTGGTAAAAAAGAACTAGCAAAACTTACTAATGAACTTCCTAAGTCAGATTTACTTTGTTGATTTTGTTTTCGTTTTTCTTCTGTGATTTGTTTTTCAATACCAAGTTTAATTGCTAATTGACCAATCATAGTATTTTCCATAGCAATTTGAATAGCCATTCTTGATATTTGTTCAATTAAAATAGCAAGTATTCTAACCAATACTTCTCTTGCTAAATTTTTAAGAGTATCTTTTAAATTTTCTCCAAATACAACTGATCTAGCAAATGCTTCTGACATTTTAGTTATTCCACTATTAATATTTTCAGCAATAATGGTATTTATATTTTTCATTTTATTATTAATATTTTCTAACTCTTTGTTATTCATTTCTCCAAATATTCTTTTAATAGTTTGTAATTCTTCTTTTTGATGTTTAATTAAACCATTTTCTCTATTGGTATTAGCCATTTTTTTTTCTAATTGTTCATTAATTTCTTTATGTGTTTTTAAACCTTTATGTAAAATTTTAGTATGGTCAAATGCTAAAGTATTTTTCATTTTTTCAAATAAAATATATTTTTCTAATTCTTCTTTTTGTTTAATTAAATTAGCTAATTGATCTTCTGTTAATGTTTTATAATCTTCTAAAATTACTGTGCCTTTTCCTCTTACATCTATAAATTCATATTCTTTTTTTAATCCTTCTTCTAATTGTTTGTTAATTTCTGCTATTCTTAATTGTGCTTCTTCAATATTAGCAACATCAATTAATCCACCTTTAACTCTTTCTGTTTGAACTAAATCTTTAACTTTATCTATTATAAAACTTATTCCAGCTAAACCTACAGCACCTTTTTTACCCAATAAAAAAGCACCTACTATTCCTATTTCTCTTGCATATTCAGGCATAGCCATAAAACCATCAAAAATACTTTTTAGACCAGAACCTATTTTTTGAATTGTTGGAATTAAGTCTTTACCAACTTGAACTACTTTAACCATTCCTTGTGCTAAATTTCTTCCAACTGATATTGCAATTCTATCTAAATCTTCTGCATTTCTTTCCAAAAATTTATCCAAATCTCCAAATTGTTTTTTCAATTCATCAAAGAATCCAGCTTCTAATAAAACTTTTTTAAAGTTAAAAATTTTATCTCCTATCATTGATAAAGTTCCAGTAAATGTTTGTGCTAAATCATCTGTTGCTTTTCCAAATCTTCCACCTCTACCAAAAACTTTTTCAAATGCTTGTACTGTTTCTTCAATAGATACAGTTGCACCAGCTTTAAAGCCAAGCATATTTCTAACACCTTTTTCTCTAAAAATATCTGCTGAACCTATACCAGCACTAAATGATCTTTGTATTTGTTCTCCAGCAGTTCTAAAATCTAATCCTGTAACAGATGCAACATTCCCTGTTATCTCTAACATTTTTTGTAAGTCATCAGCATTATCTGTAACTGTTGCAAGAATACCAGCACCAGCTTGTATCTCCTCTAGTGAAAAAGGAACTTTAGATGCAAACTTGGTCATATTGTCAAATGCCTTTGCACCCTCGTTTGTATCTTTAAGCAAGAATTTTAATCTAGTTCTTAAATTTTCTAATTGCTTTCCTGTATTGACTAAATTTCTAACAACTAGACCAGCACCTAAACCTAAAAAAGCATTTCTTAAATTAAATACAGAGTTTTTTAATCTACCTAAAGATTTTTGAACACCATTTAAAGCCTGTTTGGATTTATCTCGTGCTACTATGTCTATATTAAGTTTTTGTGCCATTATTTAAACTTCCTTGCTTCTGCTAATGATTGTTTTGTTTTATACTGTTCTTGTTCTTTTTTCAAGTAAGCTAACCAAAGATTATAATGGCTAACAGGCATATCAAGAACTTCTTGGATAGTGAGATGTAATCGTTCTGCTATAACTAATAGCGACCTTACATCAGGGTCGCTATCTACTTTTTTTCTGCGTCCTCGTAATTAGTATCTGCAAGAATTTGATTAGCAATAACTGAAATGACATTTGAATCTGCTTTCTTTCTTAAAGCAAATTTATCTTCTGGGCTAAAAGCCTTAACCATATCGCCTTTTTCATTTTTAATCTGTAATTTCATAATTAACAGATCAACAAGAACAGTTAAGTCTTGGAAGTTGCTAGACTTCTTAAAAATTATATTTTTTTCTTCAAGGGTTAATGGTTCAGAATAAAAGACACTAGGATTCCCATTCTCGTCTTTCCACTCCTCAACTTCAATAGTGATAGTTTTAAGAGTTTCAAAATGAGATTTAACTCTATCAATAACTGACATAAATTAGAATTATACAGTTCCTACAGTTAAAGCACCAGTTCCCTGAAATGTTACAGTTCTTGAAACGATTGCGTCCATTGAGTTGTTAATACTCATACCAGTAATAATACCAGTACCAGAATAACTTGCATCTCCACTTGCATTACCCTCTGGTAATAAAACAAAAGCGATAGATGAACCAGCAGTTAAAGTTTCTTGCTGAGTATCAGTTTCGTCAAAGTGCATTTCGATTGTACCTGAGAATGAAGTTCTACCAGCTACAAATGATTTAGTAGCATCAGTTAAAGCTGTATCTTCTACAACATCTCCAGTAGTTTCTAAAGTGAACGAAGTAACTTCGCCCATTTCAGTTCCACCAACTGTTACAACTCCTTCTTTTCCGTGATGTGTTGCCATGTCTTTTTATCCTTGTTAGATTTTTGTTTAGTTTCTTTTTCTTGCTTATAGCCTAGTCTTAAATAATGTTCAAGGTTTGTTTCATTAATAACTATTTCTGAATTACCTTTATATAATTTAACATCTTTAGCCATAGTGCTTTTTACAATTTATCGTCTTCTTCGTCAATATCTTCTTCATCTTCTTCAAAATCTTCTTCAAACTCATCAGATACATCTTCTTCTTCCCAAGATTTACTATCGTCTTCTAAAGAGTTCTCTTTGATTTCTTCAATTAAGTCTTTTACTTCTTCGCAAAGTATAGATTCCTTATCGTGCATTTTTTCTATTTGATCTACTTTTTTAAGTATCTTATTTAATAATTTTTCACTCATGTTTTATCTCCTATGGTGTTCCAGCTTGATATTCGTACATACACCTAATCGTCATTCTTATTCCACCAACTGGAAATAAACTACCCTCGTCAGTTTCTACTTGGATAACTTCCGAATCAAGTGCGTTACCATTTCGAGTAATATCACTTTCTATTGCAGTTTCAATAGCTGTTATCAATTCATTTCTTTTAGTATCTATATTGGCCTCTGCACCTT